ACAAAGCCAGCCTCAGACGCTTCGATATGAAACTGGAGTACGCGGAGTGAGCACGACCGGGAAATCGGGCGGTGTCTGCCCCTTCAGTTTCGCTTCGGCCGCGGACTGCTTGGGGGCAGGGCCGGTGATGTTCTTGAGCAGGGACGGACGGCGCTGTGTCTCCGCGAACACCGCCGCCCCGAACACCTTGCTTGCCAGAGGGCTGCCTATGGGAATGTTTGTCGGCATCTTGAATCCTCCTTAAAGCCGGGCCAGGTATTCCTCCTGTTGCTCCGGCGTCATTTTTTCAAACATCAGCCCCAGTTCGACGGGGCTCATCTTCTCGACCCTTTCCAGCTCCGACCCCGGCGGCCTCTCACCGCCCGGAATCTCCGACAGGGACGACGGCGTCTGCCTGTCGTCCGCCTTGGAAAGGGCATCCTCGACGGCTTTGCCGGTCTTGCCGGCCGGCTCGCCGCTTCCGGGGACCTTTATCTCCCCGCGTGCGGCCTCGAGCATCTTCACCACCTTCTCGAACCTGTCCTTCAGCGACAGATCCTTGTTGGCCGGATCAGATTTCAGGATCTCGTCAATCTGTTGGGCGCGGGCAAACCCCTCGGGGTCTGCGGCCTGCAGGTACGCCAGCTTGGGGATGGCATCTATCGCCTCCTGCACAACAGACCGGACGCTATCGGCCTCATCGCTGGTCTTGTCTGTAACCGCCGCTTCGACCATCTTGTTGAGCCGGTCGATCTGGGCGGCCTGGGCCCTGATTATCTTGGCGAACTCGGGGAACTCCTCCTCGATCAGCTCAAGGTCTTCCGCCGGGATGTCGATCTGGCCCTTGTCGCCAGACTCGGCCTCGCCAGCCTTCAGCTTCTCCTCCATCGCGGCGATCCTCGCTGCCTGGTCGGCAACCAGCTGCTCCGCGCGGGCAGCCCGGTCTCTTGCGCTCTCGAGAACCGAATACGGAATGATGTGCTTCCCGTCTTTTGCCATGACACCATCAATCCCGTTCCCCTCCTTCTTCTCACCCTCGGCGGCGGGCGCCTCGCCGTCACTATCGCCCGTGGCCCCGTCCTCGCCCTTTGTCTTGCCACCGCCCTTGTCGCCCTTGCCACCCTCGTCGTTTTTGGCGGCATCGGCGTTACCGGGGGTGCCGGTGTCGTCGGGCACCTCGATCTCTTCCCCCCTGGCCAGCGCCTCGAGGGATTCCAGATCGTCAGGGACCTCTTCAGGGTGTGCCTCGAAATATTCCGCGTTCCTTTTCATGACTCCTCCTGCTGCTCTTGTTGCAATTTGTCGCATTGCTGCGAATGTCGCGGACGGACTTTCACCGCCCATACCTGTTGCCCGTATCGTGGGCGCCCGAAATGCACCAGCCGCAGGCCTGTATCGTCGGCCCAAACGAAAAAGCCCCGCCAAACCAAGGGATCACAAACGATCCTCGGTCCAGCGGGGCTTTTGGCGCGGCTGGCTTAACCACGGGCTGCGCCCTCGTTTGAGGGGTGGCCCGCGTGTTACCTGATTTTTATATCGCTTCGCCTCTCTCCATCTTCTCCAGCAAAGACAGGGCGAACCTGCATACCCGTTTCAGAAAGACGATCATCACTCTTGTCTCTCCACTCATCCAGCAACACCTCCAACAGATTCGACCGGGATACGACCTCTTATGATGTCGGCGATCATGCTCTTTCTACCGGCCTCCTCGGCCTCGAGCATCTTCAACTTGCTTCCCTCGGCCGCGGCCCTGGCCTCTGCCATCTTAACCTGGGAGCGCATATTCTCTGCAGCGGCGGCCAGCTCCTTGGCCCTGAACCGCAACACCTCAATCTCTTTCTCGTCCGCCTTATTCTGGGACGCCAGCCTCTGGGCTTCCTGTGTAACGGCTTCGAGCTGCTGTTGCAGCTGCTGTATTTTCTCCTGAACCTGGGGCGGGATTTCCATCCCGTTCTCGTCCGGGTAGCCCAATTTTGCCTTGAGCAGCTTCGCCACCTCTCTCTTGTGCGGCAGGTCTGACGCCTCGATGATGAACGGCAGGAACACCGCGCGAACTTCCGGATCCATCCGTGATGTCACCTCAAGCATTTCCATGACCACCTGCTGGCGGTATGTCGGCGTGCTCGGCGTCTCCTCGAGGGCGATATGCGTCATCGCCTTTGTGACATCGTTTTTAAGGTATTTCTCCCCAAACTCATCCACCGCGGGCTCGTTTATAACGACCGTCCTGGCGTCGCCACCCTTGCTCTCCACGACGATCTCCACCGACTCTTCCCTTGCCATGTCCTCTATGCACAAGGACAGCAGCAATTCCCCCACCCTCTCGCGGGCGCTGCGGTAGTTGTCGTTCATCTCGCCCAGCGCGGTCGTCCCTTGCTCGACCAGGGCGTTGATCCCCTTGCCGGAATGGACGCCCCGCGCCGACCCCAGCATGGCGTGGTAGATCCCGGCGGTGCGCTGGATGTTGTCCATCGCCTCGCGCATCACCTCGAACTGCTCTTTCGCCAGGTTCCCCCCGTCCAGGATCTCGAATCTACTGTTTTTGCGCCTGTTGGGGTTGAGTTTTATGTAAGCGTCGGCCCGCGACACCTCTGCCGCCGCGCGGTTGTGATCCAGAACCGCATCGGCATCGGCAATCACCCGCCGCGCGGCCAGATACCACATCTGCTTGCTGCGCCGCGCGTTCACCTCGTCCTGGCTGGGCCGCATAAGCCGTATCAGGCCATACGGAACCCCGGTCAGGTCTTCCCGGAACCCGATAAACGGCACATACGGATAATGGTTGTGCGGATACGGCGAGGGCCGGTCAAGCAGGCAATGCGGCCCCACCCAGAACGACTGCCTCAGCTTTTCCAGTTGGGTCCGCATCGGCTTAACGATCCCGGCGGCCACCGCCGCGCAGTGCCGTGTGTCATCCCTGTTGAACTCCACAACCCTGCCGTTTGGCAGCGCGAGGACATATCCGACCCCATAGACCTTGTACCAGACTTCGTACACCAACACCCGGGAGCGGTACGTATCGAGCCATTCCCATTCTTCAATCGTGGAGGCCCGCGCGATGGCATAATCGCGGGCCAGGCCGGTTCCCTGGCCGGTCTGGAGCAACAGGTCGAACTGGTTCCACTGGCCGACGATCTGCTCCAGAAGCTCTTCCTTATCCGGGAACGCCGCCTGAACCCTGTCCTTGTCATACCACTTGCGGCGAACCATATAGCGGGCGTCGGACAGGTCAGGCTCCTGCGCCAACCAGTCCCAGAACATTTCCCGGCGGTGGATGTATTTCACCCTGTACCTGGGCTTGAACGGGTTCGTTTCCCGCGCGACCTCGACCCAGCCTATTCCGGTTTTCACCATGGCGGCATAAGCGTCGCTGCAGGCCTGATCCGCCTTGGTGTCCTTCTCGGCGCGGTGCAGCCTTGCGGACTGCGCCGCCGCGACATCCTCCCACTCTTCCGATTCCGCCGTGACCTTCCAGTCGCTGCGTGACTTCGCCTCCATCCCAAGCACAACGTCAATGGTCGGCTTGATCAGGTTCGTCACCACGGGGGCTATCCCCCGTTCCTGCATCAGCGTGAGCGTTTCGCTCGACAACTGGTTCGAATCGTAATAGTCGGCATCAGTGTCGGCATCGCTCCGCCACTGCGGCTGCTGATTGATTTCTTCCAGGATTTTCGGGAGGTCGATCATAGCGTTTGCCAGTTTCCGCGGTGAATGATGTCGTCGTCCACGGGCGCGGCCATAGGGAACGTCGCCTCAAGATCAGGGTCTTTTATCCTTGAGATGCAATCCAGCATGTCGTCGTGCCGCGGCAGCGGATATTCCAGGTATTCCTCGTTGATAAATTCCTGTGTCAGATCTCTCTGGCCGTTCTTCCCGGATTTTATCAGTTTTTCGGGAATATAGAAACGTTTTTGCTCAAATATCGGCTGTAATCTCTCTATTCTTGCGTTTTTCGCCATATTCCCCCCGAGAGGGGTGATTTCAAATCGGTAATTCCTGTCGGCCATCACCTCTTCGAAGTGCTCGATGTCGCTCTGGAGCCCGTATTTCTCGTACCCCACAGCCAGCGGCCGGTACTGCTGATGAAGGGCGAATAGGGCGTTGGTGCGCTCCGAAAGCGACAGCCGGTCGCGGATCATGTCGAGCAGGTAATAATTACGGTCAGGGCCGAGGCCGATCACCGCAAAGACCGTATAGTCGCTCGACTTGTTCTTGCTGCCCGCTGGATCGCACAGGAGATATTTGTTGAACCCCGCCAGGTTTATGGGAATCCAGAAACGCAGCCACGAACGTCTGAAATTGGTGAGGCTGCTGGCGGTCGGGTTCAGAAGCATCTGACACGCGAACACATACGGCCCCATGTCGCGCCGTTTCTTCGCCAGAAGCTCCCGGCTCAACAGGACCGGCCGGCCATCTTCCTTGCCGTTGTGTGTTGCCGGGTGGATGCGCGGGGTTACGGTCTTGCGCTCAATCAATTCCCGGTAGCTGTCGTTGTAGTGATACCTTGTCCCGATAAACCGCCGGACTCCGCCTCTTGCCCCCAAGTTGTAGCTGACCTTGAGCGCCTCGGTCGTCTTGGCGATCATCTCTGGGCTTGTAACGCTGTCCGGGGTCACAACGTCATCGTAATTGAGCAACCGGAAGTGCCTGCCGGTCGGCTGGCCTTCGACAACCCCCCACGCCTCTACTGTCGCTTCCTTGGGGTTGTCCTTGCGCTTCACCACCAGACCGCCATCCAGCGACCACATGGGCGATTCCTTCTTGGGGTTTGCGTACAGGATGTCGGGGAACAACCCTTTCAAAACCTCGTTGCTCTCGAGCTCCCGCTTGATTGACACCAAAAACGCCTTTGCCGCCGGGCGGGAATAACTGAATATCCCGGCGGTCAGCTCCCCGCCGTAATCATCCACCGCATCTTCGCCGTGCGTCCGCAGAATATCCTGAATCAACTTGCCGAACGTGATTATTGAGCTTTTGCAGTGCTCACGCGCCCATAGGTCGAGCATCTCATCCGGCTGGGCCTGCACCTCCCGGCAGCGGTCAAACAGCCACGGGTGATCCAGGTCTTTGCGCCTCAGGATGTAGCGCAACAGAAAATATAGATCATTCCTGCACAGGTTCCTCGTGTGCGCCCTCGCCTTCTTCGGAGAACACCTGCGCAACAAACTCTGTAGTTTCCTGTAATGGTGTCGTTGCAATACCAATAGGCTTTCCATCCTTGCCTGTTATCTCGCTGCGCCGGGTCGCGAATTTCTTATGGTTATTGCCCTCAAGCAGGGTCTTGAGCAGCATGTCGGAATACTTCCTCACGTAGCCGACAATCCTGCCCTGGTAGTACACCGGTTCGGTAACGCCGATCACCCCGCGCTTGAACGCCACCATCTCGAGCATTTCGGTGTACGTATCCCTCGCGTCCTCGATCGCTGCCGCGAGCTCCGGGTGTTTCTTTTTCCACCGCGACAAGGTTTCCTTGCGGATGCCGAGGGCCCTCGCTGCCGCGCTCTCGTTCCCGCCCTTCATGATGACCCCGACTATCACCTTGGTCGCGGCCTTGCCGTAACGCACAACTGCCTGCTTCCTCTTCTTTTTCCCTTTCTTGGCTTGGGCTTGCTGTTTCGGCATCACCTGGCCTCGCCTGTCGCCTTGCCTTCTTCCGCCGCCCCTTTACCGGTAGCGGGAGCGCGATCTTTGCGGATCATATCTTCCGGGGCAGTAAACATCTGCCAGCGTCGGCAGGCATCACGGTTCCCGGCATCAGGGCAGGGGCAATAGAGCCCGCTACATAAACCAGACATAGATCATCAACCCTTGATTGCCCTTACCAGCCCAACCAGGCCGGATTTCTGTTCCCCGGCCTGGACACGCTGCATCTGGCCGCGGTGCCAACTCGCCACCCCGAGGATCGCGCCGGGGATGGAAAAAAGCATGGCCAGGGCAGAAATAATGCCGGGGACGGCCTCGATGATATCGAGCTGACCGCGCCAGACGGCGCGGCCGATGATGATCAGCAGGCCGATAACCGCCAGGCCGAAGGCGCCGCCGGAAACAAAACCCCAGAACGGCCGCCAGCGGGCCGCCCATGAGTCCGGCGGGGCCTGGGCCTCGGTCTGCATGGTCTTGTTGACCGACCCGATGCGGGCGGTGTCCTCTCCGGCCATGGCCTCGGCGTGGCGGTTGGCCTCTTTCAGGAGGGCCTCACGGTTGCGGTTGGCCTCGCGGACCAGGGCGAGGCGCTGTTCCGGGGTTGCGGAGCGGAGAGCGTCCGCCATTGCTTGCGGATCGTCATCCTTTATCCCCAGCACCCCGGCCACGAGGCGACGGGCGAGCCCCCCGCCGGGAGGAGGTACCAGCGAGGCGGCAATATCCGGGACGTACTCAGCGGCCAGTTCCTTGACTTCTTTCCAGATGCTCATGTCTCCCTCCCCACAAGACGGCGATAGTTGGAAATGAATTCACCAACAGACCCGGCCCCTGCCGGGGTGTTGTAATACTGTTTCCAGTAGGCGGCCAAACCGTAAACATCATCAGCCGCGGGCAGTGCGGCCGGAACCCGGCGGTAATGGCAGCGGCACATGGCGATCTGGTAGGCGAGATCCCACTCGAGCCACAGCCCCGGCCCGGAGTGGCCGGTCAGGCCGCGGATGGCGGCCGCCACATCCTGGTGGTAGGCCAGCCAGTTATCCCAGATGTCCGCCTCGGTCGCAGGCTCCATCTGACAAATACCGAGGGCCGGCCCATTGATCTGCCGGATATACCGCCCGAGATGCGATTCTTGGGCCGCGGTGCCCATGACCAGATTGACAGCCGCCTCTGATCGCAGCCCGATGGCGTCCAGAA